TAGTGAATGCAAAGGATGACTGTGAAATGTCGCCACGTTTTATCATGGCATACATATCACGGGACTGCTGTGTGTCGACCAGTACGGCACGGTAGTGCAGCCCGTGGTCATCGGTGGTCAGGGTCAGTGTGTTGTTCACCGTGCGTGCCATGGGTGCACCGTCATGGTTCAATAACAGTCTGACATCATCTGTCAGATGCCCATCAAATGCACCGGGGTCAATGACTTCCTGAAATGGTCCAATGTTGGTCACCTGATTGAACACCGCTGCATAGCCTTCAATCACCATTTCATCTGTGTCAGCTGCACGCACTTCCGCCGTGCGCACTTCCACACTGCTGCCGTTAACCTTCCGAATCTGTTGCTGTTGTTCTTCCTTCATTGCTTTGTGTTGTTGGTTCACTGATTGTTTTGCTGTACTGGTCAAAGTGTTCCAAGGAAACCTGATTCACCTGCACTGTCGCAATATCACCCCCAGTGATAGGGTTCATCTGTTCATTCATGCGAACTTCATTTATTGTCATCCATCCTGATGATATTGCCTGCTGATAAAATGCAGCACGTGCAGCCATGTCACCACGGTGCAGGTCAGCCATTCGGAACCTGAACTGATGTTCTGACTGTTCAAAGGTGTTCAACAGTTTCCGGTTCAATTCCTGTTCGATGCGTTTTGCCCATGGTCCCAGCGTGTGCCGGGTGAATTGAATGCTCTGCTGTTCCACGTTGTTAAACGTGCTCTGTGTTTCAAGCTGAATCAGGGACGGGGGCACACTGAAAATCCTGCAAACTTCCTCTGCCTGCAACCTGCGTGTGTTTATGAACTGCGCTTCATCCGGCGTGATGCTGACACGGCTGTATTTGAAACCGAATGGCAGCAGTTTGGTGCCCGATGTTGTCGCTGAACGGTTCCATGATTTTTGTATCACTTCCATCTGTTCAGCCCGCAGCGGGGTATCACTGGACAGCACCCCGGTCATCTGACCCCCGTTGCTGAAATACTGTGCACCATAATCCTGCACAGCCTTTGACAGTCCCAGATTGTCACGGTGCACCATGATGGGTGACGCTTTGTAAAGGTTGAAAATTTCCAGCATGTCATCCGGCTGCACAGTGAATTCATTGCGCACCCTATACACATATGCACCGTTCATTTCACGGCGTTCAACATCGTCAGGGTCCAACACAGTCAATGATTGAACTGTGCCACCTGTGCCCCTTTCAATGAGTGCGTGACCGGCACCCCGCAAAACGGCATGACTGATGATGGTTTCCCAAAAGTCAAACGGGGTGCAGTAAATATTCGGACTGACCTGCGTGACATAATAGGCAGGGTGATTTCGCACACGTTCCATTGACCTGCCCTGTTCATGTATCAGGTCCAAATTCAACTGTGCCAGCGTGCCCGCAATTTTGTACACGCACGCATAGACTGCCGAAATGGTCAGGGCTGTGGTGCTGGTTATGTTGACCCCTGCCTGTGTTGGTCCATACAGATTTGAATGCTGCAACACTGTTGCATAATCATCCAGCCCGATACGTGCCCGGACCATTTTTGCTGCACGTTGTAGGATGTTCGCCATTTGTGCAAATTAAAGAGGGGCACCCACACAGTGCCCCCCCATAATAACACACAACACACACCCCATCGGGTACATGTCACAGGGTCACAATTTCCAACATGGGTTCGACATCCTGCGCCGTTTGCAGATATATACCCAGTGCCATGATGGATGACACCACACCGTCCACCTTTTGACTTTCGCTGTTCTTTTTCTTTGTCACTTTCACGTTGTCCGCTTCATCCCGTGCCAGCTGGACACAACCAAACTGCCACCGCAAAACGTCATGACCACCGTGGATGATTTTGCCATCACACATCAGCCGTTCCATTTCCTTTGTTGGAACTGATTGTGATGCATAGCCCTGCCCGAATGGTTCGCAGTTGATGCCGTCAAGGTATGGCACCACCATGTGTGACATCCATCTATCAAATGCCAGTGCAGTGATGTCATAGATGGTGGAAAGGTTCACAATCCATTCCCGCACCGCTTCCATATCAGTCACGTTTCCTGCCGTCAAACTGACCAGCCCCGCACGCTGAAAGGTGATGTAATCCACCCCCCCAGATAGGGACCGGCTTTGTGCCTTTTCTTCATTTACAAAGTGGTGGCATTTCAAGTAGAAACAGTCACGGTCATCATCACGCCACAACATGGCAACGGCAGTCAGGTCACGGGTGCTGCTCAAATCCAGCCCTACATAAAGGGGCAAAGATTTCAGCCGGTCTTCCGGCACCGGGGCAGCACCTTTCATGAACTGTTCGTCTGTAATCCATGCCGTGGAACTGGATGTCCAAATGTTCAGATGCAAACGCAGAAAGGTGTTGACCTGTGAAGGATTATTCCGGCACCGTTTTACTTCCTGCTCGAAATATTCAGGCATGCAAATTGTCCCATAACCGGGGTTTGCCTTCATCCATGTTTCCGGCTTTGTCCAGTCATCCGATTTGTCAGCAGAGTACAACACCGGCAGGAACGTGTCATCATCTATTTCACCCTGTTTCACCTTCCGGGCATATTCATGTAGTTCCCAGCAGATGGTTGATGTGTCATGACCAGCCGTGGTGATTGCCATTATCAGGGGCTGCGTGCGTGCCCCGGTGGATGTTGTCAGCACATCCCACAAATCACGTGACGATGCAGAGTGAATTTCATCATAGATGACAGCATGACAATTGAAACCATGTTTTGTGTTCGCTTCCGCGCTTATGGCTTTGTACCAATTAGCACCGTATTTGATGGCGTGCTGTTGCAGGTCTAACCGGGTGCGCAGTTCACTGTTCTGCCGAATCATTCCCTGTGCCACTTCAAACACCAAACGTGCCTGATTCCGGTCAGATGCTGCGCTGACCACCTCTGCCCCCGCTTCACCGTCAGCGCAAAGCATATACAAAGCCAGCGCAGCACACAGGGTGGATTTGCCGTTCTTCCGTGGCACTTCCACATAACAGGTTCTGAACTGCCTGCGCCCATCATCCCGGACGGTTCCGAACAGTGGGCGGATAATGTCATCCTTTTGCCAGTCTTCCAGTGTAAACGGCTGCCCACCCTTTGCCCCCTTCACGTGCGTGCAGTACGTTTCAATCCACCTGACGGCACGTTCTGCCTTTTCTTCATCGTAGGGCATCAGAACAAATTCAGCTGATTGTCACGTGCTGCCGTTGTCCATTCCGTGCGCATCCACTTCCCGCCCATTTCGTTTGTGATTTCGTAAGTGGTCGCAACGTATTCAACCCCGTTCACCACGTGGCTGCGTTTCCATAGTACAACAGTTTCCATCACTTCACATCGTCTGGTCGGTACATCTGCACCCTGCGCACCTGCACCAACGTCCTGCCGTGCTGGTCAGGAATCGGGGACCAAATGCACAACGGGTTTCTGTATGCCTGCCGCTTCACTGGTTCTGCCTGTGGGAACAGTTTGCAGACCACTGACAGCGAACTGCACACGCACTGTTCATGTTCATTGCTGCTGTTCATCCAGCTGATTACCCATGCCCCTTTCATGCCTTCCCTTTTGCCAGTTTGTTCAAATCCTGCACCACCCCTGTGAATGTGGTCATTTGGTAGTGTGCCCTCATGCCGTCAACGCTATGACGCACGCTGCACATGTTTTCAGTCACGTGGATGTCCACGGTGTTTGAATCACCGGCACCGTCTTCATACTGCATGTGCACGGTGTTGGCTTTGTTGTAACTGTTCAGGTATCCCGTCACAGTCAGGTTTTGTGCATCCGTCATGTGAGTGAATGCGATGGTGCGCAGCTGCGCCGTTTCAATGGTGTTTGACATGGTGTGTGTGTTGTGTGTTTGTGGGGCTGACCCTGTGCCAGCCCCGGTGATGTTATGCATTTTCGGCATCCATTTCAGCCTGATGACGGCGTGCAATCCGCACACGCAGTTCATTGATGGTTTTGTCACATGCGTGCAACCATTCAAATGCTTCCTTTTTTGCAGTGAAGTTTGTCAGTGGTTGTGACAAAGTGTTCAGGCACCCCGAACGGCGTTCATGGAAATCATCATACAACCGTTCCAGTTCCACGGTGGTTTTTTTGTCCAGTGCATTGAGTTGTGATGTGCTCAAAGTGATACGGCGTAACTTTTGATATTCTGCTGTGATGAACATGATGTGTGTGTGTTTGTGTGTTTGTGGCGTGTTTGCCGTTGAATGATGGTGCAATATACACCATATTCCCACCCGTGCAAAAAATCACACATATTTTTCCATCAGTACACCCCCCGCGCTATGTCTGACAGGGCACGCACCGCACCACTGTCCCCGCCAAATTCCTGAACTGGTTCATCTGTTCCCCTCACAATGACCAGTGACCACGGTTGTTCATTTGTGAATTCATCACTGTCCCCGGCACGGAAGATGTAAAACCCCCGCCACTTCAAATCATGCACCTGCATTGTGGTGCCGTCATCGTAACAGCGTCTGATGTGCGGGGCAGAGTTCCACACATCACAGACCATGGCAATGGTGGCAAACTGTTTCGGGCACATGTCACGTTCGTCCTGATGCTTCAATTCAAGGTGCAGCACAAACCCCCGTGCATAGTTGACCAGCAGCTGGTCAATGTCCATGATGTACCTGCCCATTTGATGCGATGCCAACACATGGCGGTGTGCACTGAACAGGTTCGGGTTGCGCAGGACCGTCATGAAAAATCAGTGTTGATGTTTGACCCTTCCGTGATTCCGATGGCTGCGATGTATGCCCGTTTTTTATCGCGCAACCTTTGCAGTTCTACGTATTCGGGACGGGATTTAATATAGGTCTGCCCTTTGTCCCCTGTGGTCTGATACGTGACCCCTTCCCGGTCAATGATGTCCTGCAACATCTTTTCTTCATCAATGATTTTTGACAGGGTGAAAACCAGCTGCCGGGTGTTTTCGTCAGGTTCTTTCGTCCGCTGGATGTCGGACATGATTGCATCATATGTGTTTTTCATGTTGTGTGTTTTATGTGTGGCTGCGCATCGTGTGACGCAAAACGCAGGGCAGCCACATTCCTGCTGTTTGCGGTGTCCAATGTAACACGCAGGGTGTCGGACAGCCTTTGCAGCTGGTCCGTTTCATTATCACCCCGCAGAACCAAACCCCAAACACCACCCCCGGCACTGACTGCGCACAGCACCACTTCCGGCATCTGCGCTGCACGGCGTTTGATTGTGTCTGCACACAGTCCGGGGTTGTGTTTGGTGTCAATGTCAAACTGCATCAGACCCGATTCACGCCACAGGTGCAGTGCACTGCGACCACCACGGAACTGACCGTGTGGCATCAATGCAGGTCTGTTTTTTTTGTGGATGTGGTCAATGTTGCTGACCTTCATGGCACGCAGCCAATCACCCAGTTTGACGGGTTTGGGCTGCTGGTCGGTGACGTTTTGCACCATGCTGACTGTGGTTTCTGTCCAGTTCATGTGTGTGTGTGTGTTCCCGTAAGATACAACACAAATGCCTGACATCCAAGGTTTTACACGTTCAGGGAAAATTTCAAACGCACCTGACGCATGAAAAAAGGTCACCGGCGATGTCCCGGCGTGCGCAAATGATTTTCTGCACCCCCATCCCCCCTTCACCCTTTTTTGTTGTGCACCCGTGTGTATGTCGGTGACA